TTAGATTGTAGTTTACCACCGGGATATCCTAATAGCCATACCTTATCCCCCACCTTGGGCTGTCTATCTACATCCATAAGATAAGTATTGAGATGCTCATGCGGTATCTTGTTTACGGTGCGTAAAATCGTCAATCCGTCAGGAATTAATCCAGTAGTACGAAAGTTATCCATAACTCGAACGGGATAGCTATGTCCTTGTATAACTACTGTAGATCGTCCTTTGATAACGTGGCTAGCTGTGATAAACCAACCATAATTCTTATATACACGTAGACTGACTGCGGTGCCCTGGAACCCACTTGCAAGAAGGCCAGGTCCAGTAGAATGAATCATATATGCTGGTGGTGAATTCTGCGTTTCTGCATATACTTCTGTGTGCATAGGAACGAGCGTTAATAACAACAATAAAATATATTTCATAATATATCCTTTAGGGAATGATTAACAACAACTGTAGAAGCATAACCATCAATAGAATGGTGGCTTGTCGCTTCACTAACCGATTTACCCAACCATAGAGACCCAAAATATTTTTTAATAAACATTAAAGGGCGATACCAAGGGAGCTTGGTTAATAGTTTAAAGTCCGGTGCTGTATATCTGACTGAGCCGAAATGTTCAAAGCCGGGTAACGGCCCTCTCCAAGTGAGAGGTGTACACGGAACAATATCATAAATTTCTTGAAACCTGAGTCTTTCGCAAGGAAAGATGTCTATAGGCTGGTCATCTTTTAGATATCTTGGTGATCCAAAATCGATAATGACGTGGTCACAAGCAAGACCCGGCCCGTAATAAGCGTCGGCCTCAAAAAACTTAAGAGCCATTATGCCAGCTACTGCTCCACCAGCACTATGGCCACAATGAACAACTTTTGTAATATTGTTATTGTTTATTATGTCAAAGATGTAACTATCTTTGACAAGAACTGTTTCAACTTCTTCGGCAAGTCTCAAAAATCCCTCATGAAGACCTATACCATGTAAATGGCGAACATCTGTATCGGCATTGTACAACCAAAATTCAATATCTTGCGTGCCGGAATAAGTAAGGTACAATGTTTGGTCTTCTACGGTATACCCTACCTTTATTGTTCCATCATCACCTATCAAGTTTCTCTTTAATGAAATCCCTTTCGCCCAAAAAGCGTTATTGTGCCATTGATTCTCATTTGACCATTGTTCAGTCTCTTTAGCACGATATATTACATTTGATAGTATGGCTGCACGAGATATGTTATGTTCGTTAATTTTAGACATATTTGCTCACCATTTGAGTATCGTTGTTGTATCCTTACATCTTCCTAATACGTGGTATGTTTGATTGTTAGAGAAAAAACTAGGCTCAATCCATAACAGAAAGAGCCTAGTTCGTTATAAACAAATCGACTCTTAGAAGGAGCCCAGTAGGATGCGTCTGTTGTCCAGAACGCCAAATCCAACTTCTGCCCAACCGTAGAATCCAGCTCGTTGATGCCGGTGCAGTGCGGGATCTTCAAAGACCTCCAATGGCTGCTTAACTGGCATAACAAAACTATCATTAGATGATTTATCAAGACCAACGACCAATTCAAGGTCGGCAGTCTGAACAGCACCAGAAAGACTATCTGTAAAGAACGTCTGGTACTCTTGGCCTTCACCAAGCTCATCAAGATCGATAAGATTAACACCAAACACGCGAGTAATCGGAGCACCATCTTCAGATGCAACATAGATTTCGCGACGGCTTACTTCATCGATCTGATCCAGACCCCAGTTACGAATATCTTCCAGAGCTTCTGGAGAGACATACAGGTCAGTCAGACGACCACGAGTACTTGTGCCAGTATTTCCACCAGCATTTCGACGCATAACAGTCTGCATAAGAGAAATCAATCTCTTGCTAAACATACCGGCAGTAGCATCGCCATCGTAAACAAGGATGTTACGGTCAACGCCAGCAGCCAGCAATGTGTGCCAACCATCGTCATTCATCTTTTTCACAAAAGAAGCTTCCAGAACCTGCGTAGCACGAGAAACGATGTCCCAGCGTGCTTCGCGAGCATAACGCAGCAACCAGTCAATTGAACTGGTAATACCATACGTCGGAATGGTCACATAGTCACCTTCGACGGCTCGTTCAGGAATTCTACCGTTACCAGGATTTGTGTAAGCAATGTGCTCACCTTCAAGTCCTGGAGAGATCAAGTCCAGTGGGTACTCAGTACCAGCACCTGGCTCAACCGGAATAACTTCGAAAATGTTATCAAGAATATCGCCACTCAGAACACCTTTACGCAAGGGCATTTCAAGTGCTTTGGCGAATTCTCTTTGTGCAGCAAGAGCGATATTGATGTCAGAATCGCCAGTGCTTTTCAGAAGCGAAATAATTTCTTCGCTTGGTCTATCATAAGACATATTTAGATCTCCTTTTTTATAATGTTGTGATTAATTCTTAAGCCACTGGACCATGATTAGGAAGGTTAACATGCAGCTTGGCATAGCCATCAGAATCTTTACGACTCATCCAACGGCCAACACAAAGGTTGCCGGAAGCAATAGAGGTACTTCCAGCCGAAACACCAATTGTTCCAGTCGTGCTAGCATAAGCCAAAGCACCAGGGGTCGGAGTACCTGTAATCATATTAGTTACAACAGTACCACGAGTCATAATGGTGACCTTGCCACCCTTCTGAACTTCATCTTTATGTTGGTTCAGATGAGTTCGTGTCAAGTCTTTGTTTACAACATCGTTTAAAAGGATACCAACGGGAATGCTTGTGTCTACAGCCGTTGCGTACTTTACGAGGTTCTCACCCTGGTCCATTGCTGCACCAGATGCAAGTTGATTTCCATCGTATATAGCAACGCCACCACGAGTAGCAGTGCCTGCGTTGTAGAAAAATGAAATATCAGTAGTTTCTACGTGTCTATCTGCTTTAAGAGCCATGTTTTATTTCTCCTATATAAGAAATGGTTATTATTACTTGTTGAGTCTACCAGAAATCCAGTCAGACAAATCTGCTCTAGCTGACATAGCCTCTGTGGCTTCGTCTTTTTCGGCAACAACCAAAGTAGCATCTTCAGACACGATATCTTCAAATACTTCTTCAGGAGTTTCGATTGCTTCTTCAGTTTCTTCTGATGCTTGTGTTTCATCAGCTTCTTCTGTGCTCGTTGCTGCTTCAGCAACAACAGTGTTTTTAGTAGCATAAAGACTAATCACAGCGTCAAAAGCTTCATCGTCTAACGCTTCAAATGAAGCAAGATTTGCTTCCGCATCACTGGATTCCATGCCAGCTTCGACAAGTGCGGCTTTTCGCTTATTGTCTTTTTCGCGTTTCTTGACTTCGTCAAGTTCTTCGTCACGTTTCTTAACTTCGTATTGGCTAGCAGTCAGTTCTGTTTTAGATGCTTCAAGAGAAGCAGTGAGTTCACTCACTTCAGTTTCAGATGTGCTAATCTTTTCTTCCAAACCAGCGATAATCTCTTCTTTTCCCTTAACGGAAGCTTCAAGAGTTTCAATGTCAGAAGATAATACTTCAGCCTTGGCGGCTTCTGCTTTCAATTCTTTAATTGTCTCATTAGCTTGAGTAAGTTCAGATTTGATTTCACTAATTTGTTCTTCCAAAATCTTGGAATCGGACATTTTTAAGTCTCCTATAAAACTAGATGAATCCACGCTAAAAGCGATACTTTTAGAGTTTAAAATTATACTTCTTGGGTTAGCTGGATTTGATACCAGACCCTTTCCTGAAAACGAAATATCACGCAGGGCACGACCTACTTTGTATCCTTCGTATTTTCCAGAGCCTCCATAGGCCCTCAAGTGCTTGGTTAAAAATGCCGATTCGCTATCTCTTGTTACGACATGTTGATTCCCCAAATCGTCTATCACAGAATAATCAAAACCAGCAAAAGAACATTCCATCGAAACAAACCATTCGCCCGCTTTAATCTCAGCAATGATATTGCCCATTCTGGTTTTGTTCTCTACGTCTGTCCAACTATTATATAGTACGGCCTTGGTTATAATATCAAAATTACTTGGAGGCTCCGTTGTGTCGGAAGATATTACAGTACCCTCACCGTCAATGACACGACTACTTATAATATGTCCGATGATATCATTTTCATCGTGCATAAAGTTAAATTGTTTGTCTACTGGAGTGTCTCTTGCTGCCCACGTAGCATCAGCCATAAAGACATCGTCGTTACCATTCCAATTGGTCGAAACCAGAACTGACTCAAGATAATAGAGATCAGTACTTTCTGCGATGCCACCTGAACTGTTAGCAGATATAATAGTAGATAAAGAAAGGTCTGTATCTCCTTGTTCAACAAGAAGAGCAGGACTGCAGTATGCAATCGATGCTTGGCTACTAACTGAATCAGAAATTCCGTCTTCTGTTTCTCTATCGAATATTTGTATTTTTTTCATAGTTATTACCTCTATAAAAGTATACACGAAAAACTGTTTTTATTTAGAAATACCTCCCTTTTAACCCAATACATACTCTACATACAGAGCGATAACTGCCTTTTTATACTCATCTGCATTCATACTCTTTATGTTTATAGAATGGGTTTTCAGCATATTATCGAAATCTTTAGGGATTGCTTGTTCAGAGCTAAGTGCTATATTTATAGACTCATCAGTAACCTCCGACATCACCTCTATATTGGTAAATGCGTGGAGTTTTATTGGCTCTAGCCCTATAATGTCTGCTTTTGTTAGATGTCTTGCATCCTTTTTACCCTTCACACCTAAGTGTGCAGAATTGATAAGAGTAGACACCCTGTCAAATGTATTGTTAGCCCATATAAACAGATTAGCTACCCCAGGCTTAGTTTTAGGCTTGTCACGACGAGGCTTCCTTTTGATTTCATCCTTTTTAAATTTAGGACGACCATTCTTATTATCCTTTGGCTGCTGATATTCCATCTCATCTTCTTTAGGTGGATGATACGGCCCTACTTTATCTGGATTACGATCATTATCTCTAACCTTGACTTCTCTCTTGAGACGCATTTTCTCGACAGCAGGGATCTCCTTAAATCTCTCTAGAATAGTCTCATGACTAATAATGTCTCTATCAGCAAGTTCTAACAGTAATTTCTTCTCTGATCCCTCATCTGTTAGGCTCATCTGATCAAAAGTAATGTGAGCTGATTTGCTGAAACCCATAGATCTTCGAACGATATCGAATTCCTTCTCCCAGAACTTAATCAGTTGATCTCTACCATATTGTAAGCGTTCAACAAGCGTCTTAAGAGAAATGAAGTTATTAGTGAATCCACCAGATTGACCAGCCATCCCCGTAAGAGTCGGAGGGACACCAAGACCTGCATAGATAGAGTTTAATACAGACACATACTTTTCAGAACCAAGAAATTTATATACCATACTATTCGATTCTGTGTATTTCAATTCTGGACCCCAAATGAGTTCCATAGTGCCCCCACCGGTATCTGATGCTAAAACATTTTTTAGCTTGTCAACACCAGCCTTGGTTGGTAGAATCTTGTGTTCGAGGTCTCCCAGTGTCCATAATCTGATATTGGAAATAGCACCATCCAACGCTGAGAGATCCGCCAAACGCATCTTTTCAAGCATAATAATATCGTCAAGAATGGCATAAACAAGAGGGTTCGCCCATTGCTGCCAATCATCCTTCTTGTAATAATAAACCGATAGCTTAGTATCATCTAACGGTATTCTCTTATCTTTTCGTTTTATAGCTTGCTTTATATTTGGAGGCAGAGTATTGTATGTAACCATTGAGGACATATCTTTACTAAAATTGTCCAAAAAGGCGGGGGTTTCTATCTCATAAGAAGCTCTCCCCATCATCATATTGATGTCTCCGTCCTTAAGTTCAATGTTCAAAGGATTGAGAAAATTATACCTCCAAGGCAATATACCCTTTTTAGTATTAGGGGCTCTAACGGTTATGTCATTAGCTATACTCTTAATGTGCTTAACTATTTTAGGAGTAACCTTAGCATCACTTTTGTAGACAAACACCTGACCGGTCCTATACAAGTTATTCAAGAATCGCTCAGACCTTTCTTTACCGTCAACCTTCTTGAACCAAGCTTGGAAAAATTTCTCCACACTAGGATTCTCATGAACTACATTAATGCCCTGACTACCAAAATCTCCCATCAAATCAATAATATTTCTAATAATGCCAACTTTGTCGTATGCCTGCATACACATACTAATGGCTTTTTTCTTTTCCGTTGGTACTTGTTCGTTTGACCTAAAAGCATAATAATCACTATGATTAAACCCAGGACGCACAGACTTATTTGGTTCAATATCAAGAAAATCTCTATGGCCACCCTTGGTTTTCTCAAGGAAACTTCTATGGTTACCCTTAGACACACCGTGATAACTATCCATAGCTTCTGAAAATTCCGCCATGGCATTTTCTTTACTAGCACTATCGTTTTCATTCCAAGTAACCACAGACTGTGTCTTATCTTTATCGCTCATTTGTATGCCCTTGACTATGAATTAAATTGTTTTCAAATCAATTGAATTGGAATTAAATTGTCTATGGTACTATACACAAAAACTAATATACATCCTGCATTCCATCTGTGAACCAACTTGGACCAGTAAACATTTCACCTGTTGGTTTAGCGTCTGTAAACGTAGCGAAGCCTCCATAAAATACATAATCTGGAGTTTCGGGCGTTCTATCAATCTTTCTTGCAGCCATATTAGCCATTATCAATGAAGAGTAACGGTCCTTACGGACTTTGCTTTTCTTACCTGCCGCCACAATGATTTCTGGAGTATCCCATCTAGCACGACCAGACTGCGTTTCTGTCATTTGGATCATAGCTAATTCATCTTTGAGTTCTTCTATTTCTACGACACATTCTTCAAGAGTATCATACTGCCTACCCTTTATTTCGTCTTCCACATTAGACAGTCCGATGCTGATAGCATCATAACGAGGGAAAAGAACAACCTTATCTTCGAAGTCTTTCCTTAAACCATGGTTAGCTTCCTCCAGCCATTCGTATCTAGCAAACTGACACATCTCAAGAATATGCAGTCCACGTTCGCCATCGGTATCCTGCTCTTTATCGGGATCTATTATCGGCCAAATTGGAACCTCGCCATCCCTAACCTTGTCTTTATCATGAAGAGATTC